GTCATACTTTCTCACAATAAGCTTGTCCTCCTCCCCCCAATAACACGCTCGCTCGCTCGCTCGGGACAACCGGGCGAAGCCCGGTTGCAAGCGCCCTTCGGGCGCTTGTCCCGAGCGAGCGAGCGAGCGTGTTATTGGGGGGAGGAGGACAAGCTTATTGTGAGAAAGTATGACCAAAGTACGTAGGCCAGATACCGTAGGGGTTACACAACCAGGTTGTAACACTTGGGTGTCTGGGTTCGATTTCCAGTCTGGCCGTGTAGGGAGGGCGTGATTCTTCATCAAAGTGGTGGGTGGAGAATCTGACCCTTCTTTTTTCTCGCGAGACTTTGCGAGATTTCCAAATATCGCGAGACCTTAACAGTATAAAGTGAGCGCGAGCGAGCGACCGCGCCAGACGCCATCACGCCGTTGATCCCTACACACCAAGATGACGACACCTACGTACTACGAGCTGATTGTGGAGCTGCCGAGCGACATTGACACTCAACTCCCCCTGGTCAGCGACAGCTTTGTGCGATGGGTGACGAGCAAGACGTGGGAACCCCCCCTGGACAGCAAATGGGACATGGACCAAGTGGACCAAGTCCAGCTGACTCTCGGAGACAAGATTCAACGGGAAATTTTAAAACAGTGGAGGACCATTACCGGAGACCCTGATCCGAAATATTACGTCCAGCTGGAGCAAGGAGAGACGTACTTTCACCTGCACACGTTGCTGCAGTGCTGCAACATTAAGCCGTTGGTCCTCGGAAGATATGTCAAACAGATTGAGAAAAAGCTGGTGAGTACCGTCTACGGGGGGCACAATCCTCTGATCGACAATTGGCTCCGAATTACCAAGACAAAATCGATCGGGGGCTCCAATAAAATTCGCGCGCAAAGCTACATTCCCGCCTATCTCATTCCCAAAAAACAACCGGAAGTTCAGTGGGCGTGGACAAATATCGAGGAGTATATAAAGGCCGTTTTAAACTCTGAATTGCGTCATCAAATTGGAGAAGCGCATTTCCAGGAGCAAGGCCTCGCTCTGCGCGACAGCACCAACCTATCGAGAAACTCTGAGGGGGCTCCCATCATCGTCAGCAAGTGCACCAAGAAATACATGGAGCTCGTCGAGTGGCTGGTCGAGAAGGGCATCACGACCGAGAAGCAATGGCTCTTGGAAAACAAGGAGAGCTTTCGCTCCTTCCAGGCCTCGAGCAACTCGGCTCGCCAAATCAAGGCGGCCCTTCAGGGCGCCACTCAGGAAATGCTCCTCACCAAGACGGCGTCAGACTACCTGATTGGCAAAGACCCCATCGGAGACATGACCGACAACCGAATCTACAAAATTTTGGAAATGAACGGCTACGACCCTCTCTACGTGGCCAACCTGTTTGTAGGTTGGTGTCAGATGAAGTTTGGAAAACGAAACACAATCTGGCTGTTTGGACCTGCGACCACGGGCAAGACCAACATTGCGGAGGCTATTGCCCATGCTGTGCCCTTTTATGGATGCGTCAACTGGACCAACGAAAACTTTCCCTTCAACGACTGCCTGGAAAAGATGATCATTTGGTGGGAAGAGGGGAAAATGACGGCCAAGATTGTAGAGACGGCTAAAGCCATCCTCGGGGGATCCAAGGTTCGCGTCGACCAAAAGTGCAAGTCTTCGATGCAGCTGGAACCTACGCCGGTCATCATTACCAGCAACACCAACATGTGTTATGTCGTGGATGGAAACACGACCACCTTTGAGCACGCTCAACCCCTACAGGACCGAATGTTTAAGCTGGAACTCTTGAAGCGACTTCCCGACGACTTTGGAAAAGTGACCAAAAAGGAAGTCAGAGACTTTTTCGCGTGGGGGGCTAAACATACCGTAGAGGTCGATTCTTGCTTTTTAGTAAGAAAGGCGGAGTCTCGTAAAAGACACGCCCCGGAAGTGGCATCAGAGGATAAAAGCCCTCCCGCTAAGGCGGCTCGCACAGACGAGCTTCAGCATTTGAGCGGCGAGGAGGGAACCTCTGTCTCTGCCAGGTATGTTTTGAAATGCGCTAAACATTTGGGGATGGTAACCATGATGTGGCCATGTAGAGATTGTGAAAAGGCCAATTGTAATATAAATCAGTGCATTTTGCATAAAAGTTTGTCTTGTAAAGAGTGTTTTCCAGATTATGATTCCGATGTATCTGTTCAGGAAGGCGAGCCTTCCGGCAACCCCCCCTTGTCGAGCTCCGACGAGGACATTCCCTCTCACCAACCCCCCCTTGTCAAAGATTGTAAACCCTGGACTCCGTGTTCCTATCACCACCTGACCGGGGTAGCCAATAGAAATTGTAGCATGTGCAAATTGAGAAATGTGGATTTGGATGATTGTGACAGTGAGCAATAAAATGACTTAAACTAGACATGTCTGCTGCTGATTCTGTTCCAGATTGGTTGGAGAATTTTGTGCGCAAGCACATTGTCAATCCGGTTGCCGAATTTGCTCATTTGGAGGCTGGAGCCCCACAACCAAAGCCTAACCAGCAGCATCAAGATCGAGGCGGAACCAAGGACGATAGCCGAGGTCTTGTTTTACCTGGCTACAAGTATCTTGGTCCTTTTAACGGTCTTGACAAGGGTGAACCCGTCAACGCTGCTGACGCTGCTGCGCTCGAGCACGACAAGGCGTACGACCAGCAGCTGCAAGCGGGAGACAACCCCTATCTGAAATATAACCACGCAGACGCCGAATTTCAAGAGGCCCTAAAGGACGACACATCCTTTGGGGGAAATCTCGGTAAAGCGGTATTCCAGGCCAAAAAGAGGGTTCTCGAACCCTTTGGCTTGGCTGAAGACGGAAAGACGGCTCCTACCAACGAACGTCGAAAGGAGAATATAGACGACTACTATCCCAAGAGGAAAAAAGCCAAGGCGGGAGAAGAAAAGCCCCCTTCTACCGACGCAGTAGAAGGAGCTGGAGACGGAGAACCAAGCACATCTACCGGAGGGGAAACCCCCAGCGGTACTCAATCTAATACAATGTCTGCAGGGGGCGGCGCACCAATGGGCGATGACCAACAGGGTGCCGATGGAGTGGGTAATTCCTCGGGAAATTGGCATTGCGATTCCACATGGCTGGACAATCTTGTCATCACCAAGTCCACCCGAACCTGGGTCCTGCCCAGCTACAACAACCACATCTACAAGCGAGTCTCCAACACGGGAGGAGACAACTCGTACTTTGGATTCAGCACCCCGTGGGGATACTTTGACTTTAACCGATTCCACTGCCACTTTTCACCGCGAGACTGGCAACGGCTCATCAACAACAACTGGGGAATCCGACCCAAGGCCCTCAAGTTTAAGCTCTTCAACATCCAAGTCAAAGAGGTCACGACTCAAGACTCGACCAAGACCGTCGCCAATAACCTCACCAGCACTATTCAAGTCTTTGCGGACTCGGAATATCAGCTACCGTATGTAGTGGGCAACGCGTCCGAGGGATGCCTGCCTCCCTTTCCCGCGGACGTCTTTGTGCTGCCGCAGTACGGATACCTGACTTTGGACAATAACGGAAACTCTGTCGACAGAAGCGCCTTTTACTGTCTCGAGTACTTTCCGAGTCAGATGCTGAGAACGGGCAACAATTTTGAATTTACCTACGAATTTGAAAAGGTGCCGTTCCACAGCATGTTTGCTCACAACCAGTCGCTGAGTCGGCTAATGAATCCGTTGGTGGACCAGTACTTGTACTACTTTAGCAACGTCTCGGGGCCTAACAACGCTGCCCAGATTCGTTACGACAAGGGTCGTAAGGAAGACATTGCCGGCCAATGCAGAAATTGGCTCCCCGGACCATTTTGGCAAAATCAGAGCGTGCGTCTGGACAATGCCAACAACAATCCCAAGTGGGATTACTGGGCAAACTCGAATCGAGTAAGGCTGGACGGCAAATTGTACTCCGTCAACCCTGGAATTCCTCAAGCCACAGAAGCTACGCAGAATCCCTACAACCAGTATCCGACGCAGTCGACTCTGGTGTTTGAAAAGAAGCCCGGAGGAAACCCCACCGGAGTAGATCCAAACAATCTCAACCTTACCAAGGATGAAGAAATTAGAACCACCAATCCCGTGGCCTATGCCGTGTCAGGAACAGTCACCGGAACGTCGGCCATCAATCAAAACAATGGAGCCAGTCAGACTCCTACGGCTTCCGACGTGGACATTTTGGGAGCCATGCCCGGAATGGTGTGGCAAAATAGAGACATTTATCTGCAAGGGCCCATTTGGGCCAAGATTCCCTCCACAGACAATCATTTTCATCCTTGTCCTCTCATGGGAGGATTCGGATTCAAGCATCCGCCTCCGCAGATTCTCATCAAAAACACACCGGTGCCGTCAGACCCTGCGGGATTTTCAGCGACCAAGTTCAACTCGTTCATCACTCAGTATTCCACCGGACAAGTCACCGTGGAAATCATGTGGGAACTACAAAAGGAAACGTCCAAGAGGTGGAATCCAGAAATTCAGTTTACGTCCAATTTCAACGCCACCCAAGAACTGCAGTTTGCACCCAACGTGTCTGGAGACTACGAAGAACCCAGAGCCATCGGCTCGAGATATCTCACCAAACCTCTGTAACTTGTATTTATTCATTGTTTGTATCATTTATTCAATAAACCGTTTATTCGTTTCAGTTTCAATTCGACTCGCGTCATACTTTCTCACAATAAGCTTGTCCTCCTCCCCCCAATAACACGCTCGCTCGCTCGCTCGGGACAAGCGCCCGAAGGGCGCTTGCAACCGGGCTTCGCCCGGTTGTCCCGAGCGAGCGAGCGAGCGTGTTATTGGGGGGAGGAGGACAAGCTTATTGTGAGAAAGTATGAC